ACCGGAACAAGGTAGTGCAGATCACTACCCATAGTAAGGCGGCCACGGATGTGATGTTTAATATGGCGAGGACCATGGAGCAGAATCTTCCCAAGGAGCTAAAGCCCCAGTTGAAGTACTCGGGAAAGAGGGAGCTGCACTGGGGGAGTGAGGAGGGTGGTTTAAACTCTTTATATAGTCTATCGACGGTAGGGGGTCGTGAGGTCCGGGGGAGTAAGATTAATTTTCTTCACTGTAGTGAGGTTGCAAGCTGGGGCAGGGGTGGTGAGGACTATTTACTGGGGCTTCTGAACTGTGTGGTTCAGGGGTTCAACACGGAGGCGATAATTGAGAGTACGGCCCAGGGGACGGGTGGGGTTTTTCACGATATGTTCTGGGATGCGTATGCGGGGGACAGTGGATGGGAGGCGGTTTTCTTTCCATGGTTTATGTTTAGTCACTACTCCAAGGATTTTAAGACTGATGAGGCCCGTGAGGAGTTCCAGGCGGGGCTTGGGCAGGATGATAGATATGGTGGTGAGGAGGAGTCGAAGCTACTGGGTGTTTCCTGTGAGTTTGATGTGGGGGGTGAGGAGCCTTTAAGGTTCGAGATCACACTAGAGAATTTACACTGGAGGCGGCAGTGTGTGAAGACGCAGTGTCAGAATGACCTGATCAAGTTTCACCAGGAGTTTCCGACAACGGCACGGGAGGCATTTGTTTCAACGGGAAGAGGGGTGTTTCCAAGGGAGCAGTTGAACGAGATGGTTCTGGATAGTGAGAGGCTGTCCCGGGAGAGGCCGAGTCTGGGGTACCATATACCGATTCAGGCGTACAAGGAGGGCAGGGTTGCGGAGAAGTATATAATAGAGGCCCAGGATGATGGTGAGTTACAGGTATGGGAGAAGCCCAATAAGCGCAGGGATTATCGGATCGGGGTTGATGTTAGTGAGGGCCTGGATATAGGAAGGGATACGGACTGGTCTGTGGCGGTGGTTATAGATCCTCATACGTTTGAGGAGGTTGCAATGATGAGGGTCAAGATAGATCCTGATCTGTTGGCCTGGCAGTTGGCGAGTCTGGGTAAGTGGTACAACAATGCACAGTTGTTTGTGGAGAGAAACAACCATGGACTTGTGACTTTGAAGTTTTTGCAGGAGGTTCATCTTTATCCGAACTTATATTCTGAAAAGATCCTGGATGAGCGGTCGAGCAGAACAGCGAGGAAGTTGGGATTTCACACAACGGTAAAGTCTAAACCGTTGATAATAGACTACCTCCGGGAGTTGATCCGGGAGAGAGAGATTAAACTTCATTCGCCAAAGTTACTAGATGAACTACAGACTTTTGTGAATTTACCCGATGGTAAAATGGCTGCTCAACCTGGGTCACACGATGACTGTGTGATGTCGCTGGCTATAGCAACATTTGGTGCAAAGATGTATCCCGCAACGGGACAGATACAAAAGAGAGCGGTCCCCTTTTATAAGAGGCCGCTAAAATTCTTTAATCCCTCTGGACTATGAGTAATGTAATCTCGGCAGACTTCGGGAAGAGACATCTGGAGGAGGACCTACAGCCGATTATGATGGATCTCGTTCAATGTTTTATAGACCACTTCGGAGAGGAACCCGGAAAGCAGTTGGCCCATGGGGTCTGTGCTTCTTTGAATAATTTATCCGAGCAACTAGAAAAGGAACTTAATGGAAGAACAACTCCCGGAGTCGGTTGATATTGTAGAGGCAGAGGTGAAGATGGTTTCGACGGAGTTGGATGATCTGGCGAGTCTGGTTCAGGAGAAGTTCACGGAGGCAAGGACCTATAGAAGGGACCACGAGACACACTGGCAGGAGTCATATGATGCATACCGGGGGAAGTATCCGAGTCATATTAACAAGTCTAATGAACTGGCACATGAGAGAGGAATATTTGTCAACCAGACGAGACGGAAGGTTAATTCCGCTAAGATCAAGATTGGGACTCTTCTGTTTGAGGATGGCAGGATACCTTTCAGTATTACACCTAGTCGGAGGCCGAGATACATTCCTCCTGATCTGGATGCACCTCCTGAAAGGCCTGACCTGCTTGAGGACGCTATTCTTGCAAGAGCTGAGAACATGGAGGACAGGATTAGGGACATCCTTGATAGAACGGGTTATAACCAGTCGGTTCAGCACTCTATACACGAGATGTGTCTCTATGGTACAGGATGTACTAAGGCAATTTCATTGGAGAGGAAAAACTTTCCAGTCTTCCGTTCAGTGGAAACTCCAGAATATATGCTGGAGGTTGAGCAGTCTAAGGAGGAGGAGTTAGTCCCGGCAGTTAATCACGTTTCAATCTGGAATATATTTCCATCACCCGAAGCAGAGAGTCCACAAGATGCAGATTATATCGTTCAAAGGAGTTTCGTCAGTCCTAAGCAACTTAGGGAAATGGCTAAAACTGATGACAGTTTCATACCGGGATCAATTGAGCAGGTGCTTAAAGATAGTCAAGGGGAAAGGGCAGGATACGACGAAAGCCAGCACCCCAGAACCTTCGACGAATCCTCCAGTGTAAGGATCAAGAATATAGAGATTCTGGAATTCTGGGGGAGGATTGATGTAAGGGATCTGCAGCCGTACCTGAATATCGATGAGGAGGATATGCAGGAGAATATGGATGTGGTGATGACGGTTATAGGGGACAAGGTTGTCAAGATGGAGGAGAATCCGTTTGATGGTCAGAGTCCATATCATTTCTGCTACTGGCAGAAGAACCCTGAGAGTATCTGGGGTGATGGTATTTACTATGCGATACGGGATGTCCAGGCGATTCTGAACTTTTCATATGCAATGATGGTCGAGGGAAAGGCACTTGCAGCGGCTCCGTTGACGGTTATCGATCCTAATGCATTTGAGTCGGGAGAGGATACCGAGCAGATGTATGCGGGTAAGCAGATGAGGGTGAAGCCTGGGATGAGTGTACGGGATGCGTTTACGAGTGTTGTGATACCTGATGTTACCAATGGGTTGTTGTCACTGATACAGCAGTTGGAGCGTGAGGCGGATCTGGATAGTGGTCAGACATCTATCGGGTACGGGGATATGAGCCCGGCACAGACGAAGACGGCCACGGGTATGTCTATTTTAAATTCCAATGCAAACCGTCAGACTGCCGATGTTGTAAGGTCGGTCAGTAATATGATCACACAGAACATACAGGCGATATATCGTTGGTTAATGGTTGACTCCCCGGACAATACGATCAAGGGGGACTACGAGGCAATTTCAACGGGATATGAGCAGTATGTTGCAAAGGAGGTCCATAATTCCCAGTTGATACAGTTCCTGCAGGTGGCGGGTTCGTTGCCACAGTTTCAGGCGTTTATCAAACATGAGGCGTTTACAAGGCCGTTGCTCAGGGCGTTTAATCTGGACCCGGAGAACATGTTGAAGACCGAGGAACAGGTTGCCCAGGAAATGCAACAGGGTCAGCAGGCACAGCAGCAGGCTCAACAGCAAATGGTTCAGCAACAGCAGCAGGCCTTAGTGACTCAGATACAGGCTCAGGCCCAGGCAGATATTAGCAAGGAGCAGGCAAAGGCGATGCTTGATGAGAAGCAGGCTGTCAGTGATGACCAGAGGGAACTAGAGACCCGGGAACGGTTAGAGTTGATTAAACAGGGAAATGTCTTGCACCCAGCAAATTTAGCAAATAGCTCTATACTTCTGAAGGAGCAACAGGAAAAAGAACAGCAGGCTCAGATGCAGGCCCAACAGCAAGCACAACAGCAGCAGATAATGCAGCAACAGCAGGCGGCCCAGCAGGAGCAGGAAATGATAAACCAGAGAGATCAACAAATACTTGGTAATATTGCTGCGAAGAGAGGTGAGGATGCAGGTGAGAGACTGCAGGGGGGTCCGTCCGCAGAGCAGATAAGACGACAGGAGATGAGAGAAAATGCGCCAGATACGATCAACTGATGTGCAGACTATTGCATTACTCAATGATCACCCTGGTTGGAAACAGTTGAAAGAACTGTTTTATTCACGATTAGAAAGTGAGATGGAGATCGTAACTAGAACTCCACTTCACGACACCGAGTCTACTGCGAAGCACAATGTTCGCATGGGCCGGATACAGGCCTGGGAAGAGATACTAGAGTATCCAAACCAGGCGCTAACCAGTCCGACCTCCACGGGATAGCCCAGGGGTCAACACCTTAGATCCGTTTAACGGGACATCGAAAGTGTTATAAGGAAAAAATGGCAGAAAAAGAGGTAACGGAGGTTACTCCCCAGTCCGAAGAAACTGGTACGGAGGAACTGACCGAAGAAGAGCAGCTCTGGGAAGATGCTGAGGATGGTGAAACTGAGACTTCCAATGAACCCGAAGAACCAGAGGAAGAAGAGGATGAAGATCCCGAGCAGGAAGAAGACCAGTCTCATGATTATGAGAAACGGTACAAGGACCTAGAGAAAGAGTTTCACAAGCGAAACGAGGACAGCGCAAGGCAGCGTGAGCAGTTTCAGGAACTAAGGGTACAGAACCTGGAGATGCAAAGGCAGATGGATGAATTCTCGAAGGGACCTGTAAAGGAACCAGAGAAAGGGCCACCCACGCCGGGATCGGAGGAGTTCTTCGACGAAGATGACCGGCAGACCATGGACGAGTTTAGTGAGTTGACAAAGACTTTTACTAAGATCGCCCAGGCGGAAGTAGCGAAGGCAGGTAAGGGCACGGATGTGTCCCA